ACAGCAAGGTAATAGGCTTGCTGTACTTGAAAAACAAATCAGGAGATTGTCAAATGATCAAAAAATGGATCGCCAGTCGTTTAGCAGAACGATCAACCGTTGATGGCGTTGTAATGGTTGCTGCCGGGGCAGCAGTCATTGTATTTTACCCATTTGCAAAACTAATTGCATACGGTGCAATTGCATACGGTGCTTACACTATTTGGCGCAAGGACTAAAGTTTACTTATAGGCATATTACTGCTGGCATTTAATGTCCAAACCTTTTTACGCTCAACGCCCTTGCGTTGGGCGAATTTTTTTATGTCGCATTCCGGACACACGTGAAAGTAATTGTTACTCAAACGCTTAGGATCCATTGATCCTCTTTCTCTGCTAAATTCTGCATCGCAGTTGTCACACCTAAAATGTACTATAGTTCTATTCCTATAGTAGGTGTGTTCACTGCCTAATTTGCTTTTTCTGACGTGTTCAGATTTAATTACACTTTGTCCTATAAACATAACTATATTTACATTAAGATTACAAAAATTTAGAATAAATATTAGAAAGGAATTAAAATGACTATTTGCACACTAACTGATTCAGCTAAAAAACAGATCGACTATCTTTGCCGAGAAAACGACTGCTATGCTATTAGTTTAAATATCAAAGGCGGCGGCTGTGCAGGATTTGAATACGACTGGGGAACAGTAGCACATCCATCCGATCTCAATCCAGGTGATGAAATAGTTCACACCGATAGCGCAGGTAGATTTGTAGTTAGCGCACATAGTATCATGTTTTTAATTGGTACTGAAGTGGATTATGTTCGTAGCCTAGTAGGTTCAAATTTTGAAATACGTAACCCAAATGCAAAAAGCAGTTGCGGTTGCGGTGTAAGTGTAAATTTTGATATGGACATTCCGGAATTTATGGTATAATTGGAGTTTAAAGTATGGCAAAACAAGAGGTAAACATTGGCGTTGAGGGCAATGACGGTACTGGCGACAGTATTCGTGAATCCTTCCGTAAAGTAAATGAAAACTTTACAGAGATCTATGCAGTTTTCGGTCTTGGCGGTAATATTAGTTTTACCTCTTTAGATGATACTCCTGATGAATTACTAGGCAACGAAGAAAAAGTTGTTATGGTAAACTCTGCAGGCACAGGTATAGAGTTCTTTGAACTGGTATCAGACGCTGGCACAAACAACCCTAGCGACCCTGCAAACACTATATCCTTTACCATTGATGCAGGCAAGCTAGTGGTTAGAGCTATTAATGCAAGAGTTTCAACTGACCCTTCTCCTGAAGTAACAAATGCATTTAAATTAGGTGCAGCTACAGCATATTCAAGTACTATACAAAACCTAATGTTGGATGACGGAAACAGAGGAGCATTGGTTACAGACTGGAACGCCACACACGGAACACCAGCAATTACTGAAGATAACTTGTTAATTTCAAAAGGATATGGCGATTTAAAATACGTCAACGTTTCCGGCGATACTATGTCAGGTGCGTTAGTAGTACCTGCAGGTGCAACTGGATCTCAAGTTCCTCGAGTAAGTGAAGTTGTTAAAAAAGCAGGCGATACAATGACAGGTGCGTTGTATCTAAGCGATCACCCTTATCCGTTTGAAGGTGCTGGTATACGATTTGCAAGCTGCTACAAAGTATTATGTTGACAGCTCTTCTTTCATCAGCACTGTACAATTATACGTTTCGACTTCTGGTAATGATACACAAACAAACACACCTCCGGGAAAAGAAGGTCGTGCATTAAGTTACTCATTTAGAACTGTTAATAAAGCTGCACAAAAAGCAGAAAGATTGCAACAAGCCAGTGCTCCTGAATTGGGTCCATACGTACAAACTGTAACATATCAATCATCGGGTAACACTGTTGACAGCACAGTCAACTCAATAGCTGCTTATTCTACCAATGCTACACAGGATCTTATAACATCTACTATTGAAAGCGTAGTCAGTTCTGTAATAGATGATGTTATAGACGCAATAGACGCAGAATACCCTACATTTGTTTATAACGAAACACAGTATCGTGATGATTTAGCTTATATAATCGATGCAGTAAAACTTGACATACAGGCAAGCACTACAGGGATTAAACAAAACTATCTATCACGCTATTCAGGATTAAGATATTACGCCAACCCTAGTTCAGAAGCGTTAATTGCTCCAACAGGGCAATATACACAAACTTCTTTTGCAATAACAGAAGCCAAGACACTGATGCTTGCTGCTCTAACAACAGCAGGTGTAACAGGTGCTTGGTATACAGCAGTTTCAAACTTATTTGATGTTGTATTAACTACGATCAACAGTGCAACACCCGACCCTACTTTGGTTGAAAGCACCAACTATTATACATTTACTATTAATTCTGGACCGAACAAATACACTGATCAATCTATTGTTTCAAATCCAGATATTTTTCCAGGTAAAGGTATCAGAGGTAAAACCACAGGTGCAGTAGGACGTATACTTTCTTACTCTAGGGGTATAGATACAGTAGGTAGTCCAAACTACGATACAATCGAAGTTCAACTATTAACCCCTGTTGAATTTAGTGCAAGTGAAATTGTCGAATACAGTAGTATAACCAATACACAACAAATCACAATCAACGTGGAAACTGGTATATACGAAGAACAGCTACCTATAAGAGTTCCTGTTAACACCACAGTTATTGGTGATGATTTTAGAAGATCAATAATTAGACCAGCAGCAGGCAGAAGTACATCTACGTGGGCAGATATTTACTTTTACAGAGATGCTACAACCGACGGACTGGCTACTGCGTTAACTGGTGACGGACACTACTCTCCTGACAGTACACTACAAGGATACTTTGGACATCATTACTTAACTGATCCTAACAATCCTAACAGTACAGCAAAATACAACAACGAGATAGACATATTCTTGTTAAACGACGGAACGTCAATAAAGTCGTTGACTTTCCAAAATCACGGCGGATTTGCTACAGTGTTAGATCCGGAAGGACAGATACTTTCAAAATCTCCGTTTGTGCAATCTTGTACAAGTTTTGCAAGAAGTATAAATGAAAAGCATTTTGCCGGCGGCATGTTAATTGACGGATATGCTGGTAATATGCCAATGCGTATTGTTGATAAAACAAACAATTTTGAAATACAAGTTGAAGCGCCTAGCGGTTCTGGATTGGGTATACGTAAACCTACTCTTCCTACAAGTTTCTACGTTGGTGGCAGACGATATCAAGTTAACGCTATTAAGGATTATATACCCAACACAGCAGGTGTCGCATCTGCTACACTTGTACTTGACGAAACCAGCAATGAAGGCCAAGGACTTGACGATTCGGTTGATTCGGCACTGGGTGTAATTGATATAAACCTGTTGATGGGCGGAAACAAATCTATACTAGCAAACGATTATACTCAGGTTAACGACCAAGGCTATGGTATAGTTGCAACAAACAACGCTACATCAGAAATTGTTAGCGTATTTACATACTACTGTCACATTGGTTACTATGCTATAAATGGTTCTTCAATAAGATCGTTGTCAGGAAACAACAGTTATGGTAACTTTGGTCTAGTTGCAGAAGGCAGCGACCCTGACGAAGAAGCATCGCTAGTTACACTAGAAACAGCACTAACACAACCTGTTAAGGTGTTTAACGTTGCGCAAATTGTAAAACTATCTGGTACAAGTTTAGGTATTGCCGATAGTTCTACTATTACGCAAACCCAAGGTGCAGTAACAGTGTCTGGTAACGTAGTGTTTACTAACGAGACAGGCGGAAACACCGATGTTTACGTTAATAACTTAGTAAATGGATCATTTAATAACAGCGATGATGTAGAACAGTCTCCAACAAACTTCGGTGCTGCGGTTTCTGTTACTACACTAGATTACACAGCAGACGAAGCAGATAATGCACTTTTTGTTTATGACTTAACAAACTATCCAATGAACGGTGCAGAAGTTGAAATCAAGCACACTAGCGGATTATACTATCCGTATGCTGTAGTTACAGCTACAGACACGGGTGCTGTAATACCAGCAGGTAAAGTAGCATCTCTTTGCGATAGTACCAATACTGCTATACGTGCAAAGATTTGGAGACTTGACTTATCCAGCGGTGTTTCAACTGGTGCATCGGGTGTACAAGAAGATATACCATTTGGTACCTTTGGTAACTACAGAGATAAAACTGCGTTTTTAATCAACGGAATTCCGGCAAACTTGGCCACTCGTCCAAGTACTGCAATGGTGTTTACTGAACAAGAATCGCAAACTTATAGAACCATTGCGTTTGAATCAAGTATTGTAGGATCTGTTCCAACTCCAGCAAATGTAACTAAAATTACCACAGATGCAAACTTTGACGATGTTAACCTGTTGGTAGACAACGACAGAGCCGGTGATCCAAGTGTTGACTCAGCAGGTACCATGGGTGCAACTGCTGGTGATACTGTTATAGCAATTGCACTACTGGAAGGCAACGATCCTAATAGAGTCAATACCGGAAACATGCTGTTTACATGGAACGGTGTTGTACACAGAATCACAGAGTACACAGTTGAAAACGATGGCAGCGACTTTGGCGTTATTAGATTTGCCGATGTATATTCTATCAATGACAGCCACACTAACGGTATTTCTGCAAGAGTTGACAACACCACAGGTGGAACAAACGCATTAAAGGCAACGCTTGACGCAGGCGAAAGTGCAACTGTAACTGTTAACATCAGTACTTGCCGTGCAACAGGACATGACTTCTTGTACATCGGTACTGGCGGTTACAATGCTTCGAACTATCCTTCAAGAATTTACGGTGCTCCGGTTAACACTTGGGTATCTTCTGAAAACTCAATTGACGAAAACGGTACTGCTCTTACAGCACAAGTGCAAGAAAGAATAAAAGGTCGTGTGTTCTTTACAAGTACAGACCAAGACGGATTCTTCCGTGTAGGACGTTTCTTTACAGTTGACCAAGGTACAGGTAGTGTTACATTTAACGCTGCACTTGTTCTTACCAACATTGACGGTATTGGTTTTAAACGTGGTGTACGTGTAAACGAATTCTCAGCAGACGACAGTTTTACAAATGCGCAAGGTGACGCAGTTCCTACTGAAACTGCGGTTGAAGGGTATATTAACAGACGTCTAGGTTGGGACAGAAACGGTTCGGCAATCTTAGCTGGTGATATCATCGGCGGCGGCGCTGTTAAGAAAACCGGCGACACTATGACTGGCAACCTTAACATGGGCGGCAACAACGTAGTTGACCTTGCAACACCTACCAACAATAGTGATGCTGCAACCAAAGGTTATGTTGACGGACAAGTAGCAGCATTTAACGAACTGTCTGAATTAACTGACATGAATATTGCAACTCCAGCAGCAGGACAAACACTGGTTTATGACGCTGTAGCAGGCAAATGGGAAAATGCTACTGTTAGCGGAGACATTGGATTCAGTTACAATGGCACTGCACTAACAACATCAATCAGTACAGGTGTAATTGTTAACGCAGACGTTAGTGCAAGTGCTGCAATAAGTCAAAGCAAATTGGCTATGACAGCAGCAACAACTAGAGCAAATGCTACTAGCATTACACAAGCAGATTTAGGATTGGCTAGCTTTGATAGTGCTACATTTACTGCAACCAGCGGATGGATTAATGTATCAAACAGTGGTATAACCAATGCTATGCTTGCTGGTAGCATTGCTAACAACAAGCTAACAAACAGTAGTATTACTGTTACTGACGGAAGCACACCTTCAAACATCTCCTTGGGCGGCACACTTACTTTCAGCGGCACAGCTAGCGAAGTTGAAGTAACACAATCGGGCGGCACAGTAACAATCGGACTACCTGCTACAATTAACGCAAATACTTCAGGTAGTGCTGCATCTGCTACTAACTCAAGTACAGTAACAATTGCAGCAAGAAACACTGATGCAGGTACACACTATCCGACATTTGTTACTGCTACATCTGGTTCGTTGGCTCACTTTACAGACACCGGCTTAACCTGGGTTCCTAGTACCAACACACTAGGATTTACTGCCGGCTTAATGACCGGACTTAACAAACTTACATTTGCTGGTGCAACAACTGTAAACGAAATAGTACTGCCTACTAACTTAGCTGATGCGTTGAGCATAACAGACAACGCAGTATCGCCTAATGATTTAGTTGTTATAACAACTACAACAGGTGCTCAGTCGTTTAATGTTAAAACAGGTATGACTATTACAGGAAGTATACTTCCGGGTGCAAACAGTCCTACAGACAGCGGACAAATGCTAGGTGGTACTGGCAACAGATGGAACACAGTTTACGCTACAGTGTTTAATGGTGTTGCAACTGAAGCATTATACGCTGACTTGGCAGAAAACTATTTAGGAGACAGTCGTTACGAACCCGGTACCGTACTGGTATTTGGCGGCGAGCATGAAGTTACTGTAACCAGCACCAAGGGCGATCGCAGAGTAGCAGGTGTTGTTACAACTAATCCTGCACACTTGATGAACAGTGCGCTAGAGGGCGAGTTTGTAACTGGCATTGCGCTGCAAGGTCGTGTTCCAGTTAAGGTTCTTGGCCACGTACAAAAAGGTGACTTAATTGTTACAAGTGCGATACCAGGATATGGTATTGTTGACAATGATCCACGTGTCGGAACTGTAATAGGTAAAGCAGTTGGTAATAAGACAGATGATAGTAAAGGTATCGTCGAAGTAGTAGTAGGAAGAGTATAATGGCAAAACAAAACATTAATGTAGGGTCAAGTGCAAACAAAGGTGACGGCGATCCGTTACGTACAGCCTTTACTAAGATCAACAGCAACTTTACTGAATTATATAACGGTCCTTCTCAATATACACAATCACAGCTCGATAATATAACTCCTACAGAAGGAATGTTTGTTTATAACCTTACAACTGGTAAATTTCAAGGATATGCAGCAGACACTGGTGACAGTACAGCAGGCTGGGTTGATTTGCACTAAATATATAAAACGGAGACAAAGATGACAATCGAAACTATTAATATAGGAAACGCAGCCAACGACGGCACAGGTGATGATCTTCGTGAAGCATTTATTAAAGTAAATCAAAATTTCCAAGACATTGACGCTCGCACTGAACAAACAACCGCAACAAACTTAGGATTATCTGGATACCAGGTGTTTGCTAATCAAAGCGGTTCTCAGCTACAATTTAGAAGATTGTTAGCAGGAACTAACGTAGAATTAGTGCAAACAGATACAACTATTAGAATCGATGCTCCTACTCAGCCAACGTCATTTGTTGTTTCTGGTGATACTGGTAGCTTGATTGCCGGTGCAGGAATAAACCTAGCAGTAATCGGTGGCGAAGGTATTACAATTGGTGTTGACAATAATAACAAACGTATTACAGTCAACGGTGGGCTGGCGCTGGATTTAAGTCCGTCGCTAGCTGCTGGTTTAGATGGTAACAACAAAAATATCACCAACGTAAACAATTTGGTTGCAACTTCGGCAACGTTTCCTACTGCAACAATTACAAATTTAAATATAACAAATATAAATGGCGAACCATGGGCAAGTATTAGTGAATACCTGGACTATGATTTTGGAACATTTTCAGCAGAAAGAACAAGCATACTAGATTTTATTGTCAAGTCAATTGGTGTAGACTTTGGAACATTTACAAGTCCTGCAGACGCACTAGTTGATTTCGGTAGCTTTGTATAAGGAATAATAATGTTACCTACATGGACAGTACCAAATAATTATAATATAGGATCTTTCAGTGAAAGAATAACAGTTAGCTACAGTTTACCTGTTTCAGGAGATGCTAGCTTAACGACAACAGTTATCTCAGGAGAACTTCCTGCAGGATTAAGACTTGAAAGTAATGCTATCGTTGGTACTCCGTACGAAATTGCAAGATCAAAGTCCAGCTTGTTTGTTATAAGAGCTAGGACTACAGCAGGTGTGTTAGATAGAACATTTAATATTACAATCGAAGGTCCTGACAATCCTAATTGGGTTACGCCTGCGGGCAGACTACCAGTGGGACCTAACGGGGTATACTTTATTCTTGACAGTTCTATAATTGATTTCCAGCTACTTGCTACAGACCCAGACTTGCCGGCAGGCGATACACTCAGTTACTACATTGCGTCAGGCGATGGAGAATTACCTCCAGGAATTAGGTTAACCACCGATGGTAGATTAACTGGAGTAGTTGATCCTATACTTGCCCTAGATGTTACTGACAGAGAAGCAGGCTATGACGAAACACCGTTTGGACGCAATCCATTTGACTTTAGCACAAACAGTGATAGCGGTATAGATAGTTTTTACTACGACATGACTGTTTATGATTATGCTGTTCCAACAAGAGGCCCAGTAAAATTAAATAGAATGTACGAGTTCTACGTAACTGTTACGGACAATGTATCATCCACAAAAAGAAGATTTCAAATTTATGTTGTAGGAGACGACTTTCCTCGCAGTGATAATACAATAATGAAAGCTGGCGACGGCATTTATACAGCAGACATCACTTATCTAAGAACTCCGCTTTGGTTAACTCCGGCAGACTTGGGTGTAAGACGTGCAAACAATTACCAAACAGTTTATCTAAACGTGTTGGATCCAAACAGTATACAGGGTGAATTAAAATATTTCCTCGAAACTATAAACGACGATAACACGCCAAGCGTGTTGCCGCCTGGATTGACATTAGACGAAGATACCGGAGAACTAGCTGGTATCATTCCTTATCAACCTGCTGTTACAAAAGAATATAAATTTACTATTAATGCACTAAGATACGATCCGGATATAGGGTTAGTTACTGTATTTGCTAATTCGTTCGAAGACACGCTATCTGGTAGCACATCGTTAAAAATTAATAAATTATCAGAAAATGTTATTGATGGGCTAAGTGAACTAGATAGCTTGGTAGGTAAAACACTGGCTATTGAAGAAAGAAACT